AGTTCTCCCAGAACTTTCGCGAGGTCTTCTTTACTGATGCGAATACTGTTACCGTTAGCGTCTAATGCGCGTACGTATTGGCAGTCTGTTTTAGCTGCCATTTCTTCTTCTTTAATTGATGCCATAGTTCTATTTATTTAGTAAGTGATTGGATAGATTCTTCAAGATAGTCTGCAAACCAAGGCTGACATTTGCTTGCATGAGCCCGGATGCGTGCTACCTCTTCCTCATTGAAATCAGTTTCTTCAGTACTTTTATAAATCTTCTCAGCCAGGCATTTATCTGCAATGCCTGTTCCGAGTTCGAGGTAAATGAGGTCTGCAAAGACCTCTCGTACATCAATCACGGTGAATGAAGAGTGATTCATGGACGAATATCTCTTGAATTTTTTAAAATTCAGTTTCATATTATTTTAGCTTAAAGCATAAATTATACCATTCTTTATTTTTAACATCTTATATACAGGACGTTGAATATTATCATATATATTGATACGTGCCTGTCCCGTGAATCCTCTAAAAACCGCGCCACCTTCTCTAAACTCCAAGCCGCTGACAGATAAAGCTGCATAAGAACCAGCCGGATCACCTAAGCTTAAGCCAGAAACTGTCAGAGAGGCGTCAAAGCCGCTAGAAGGATGAGTTAACCGCAAAGTAGGGGATGAGCCTGGCTGATCCATGAAAGGTTGTAAGGATACGACTGGTCTGTTTGAACTATCATAAATACGGTACTCTGAAAAATTAGGGTCTAATTTTAGAGTAAAACCATTTTTTGAAATAGAGAACTCTCCGCTTAATCTCACATCACCGCTCGTATTCCAAGATATATTACCACCAGCCAGTTGACCGCTCCCATCTTCATTAAGCAGGATCTTTCGAGAGGCGATAGATATGTTCCCTTTAAAGGTCCCTTTTTCAGCATACAAACTGCCATCCTCATCAACCCTGAAGGGGGCTTTATTCGGGTCTGCACTGCCAGCCCAGATGCGGACTTTATCACCGTTGTCACTGCCACCTCGAATCCCTGCTGTAACCGTGCCGTCTGGCTTCTCTATACGCAGCTCATTGCCTGCCAAAAAGCGAATCTTCGCATTCTTCGCAACGATGAGCGAGGTGAAGATTGCACCGACATTGCTCCCGAACTTTTCCCAAAAATCAGTAAAGGTGTAATCGAGGGAGGGGCTGGAAACATGGGTACGCAGACAGCGGTACGCATCATATCCTGAAGCTGTGTTGTCATTACGGACCAATACCACATCGATATACCTTATCGCAGCATCAATATTGCTGTCATTGCGATATTCTACACCGGGAGCCCACTCAGAATCACGGATGACACATCCATCTTTGCCCGGTTCTCCGGGAGGGACGATGAGATAATAGTCGTCTGTATTCATTTCGCCCGTCAGGATATAGCCCTGCTTCGTCACGATGTGACGGCCGTCATGATCGGTAACGGTCCACATCGGAGGGTTATCTGTCGCCCTGTGAGCCGTAAAAGCTTTACCATCCATGGTGACCACGCCAAGCCGGGGAACATGCAATCCGTCATACCATTCCCCCAGCGGGCTCATACCTTCACCCGGAGGGCCTTGTTCGCCCTTGAAATTACTCCACGTGTAGTCAGACGGGTTCTTGCTTGGGGTCTGCTCTTTCTTATTGTAAGCGATACCGATGTATTTAGTCGACGCTCGCGGCTTGTCATACAATGGATTGCCATCCGGGTTATCCGAATAGGCAATCCATGTGTAATAGGTAACGCCATCGGCTCCATCACGACACACCCATATCGTTGTCTGTCCTCTTGCTATTACCATAGACCTCTGTTATTTAGAGCTAACTTCGCAAACGAAAGTTGCTTTCTGGTCAATATCCGTTGCCGGGACTGAAATTTTCTTACCGGTCTTATTCGCCTCGTTCCACGCTGTGTCCGGAGCTCCGCTCTTGTCATGCTTAAACCACTTGTATGTGTAACCCGTACCTGCCTTGTCGATTTCCTGTCCGGCTCGCCACAACTCTGCATTCAGCTCCGTGCTGCCTTTGCCGTTCACAATCTTGTCACCTGTAGACGATGAGATGTGCACCTGAATCGGGTCGCTCGCATCACGGAAGGAAGCATATGCGGTAAAAGCCTTGCCGTTCGTAGCCGAGCCGGTATCGGTGTCGGTCACGGTGACACGGATATTCAAAAAGTTCAACACCGCATCCTTGCTGATGGTAAGTGTCTTTGTAGAAGAACCGGTAAATCCGCCTGCATCGGTGATAGCTGTCCACGTGCCACCTGATTCCTGTTTTTCCCACTTGTAGGTTACGTTCGTAGTGTCTTCCTGCCCGCCACGAAGGAACATTGCCACCGCCGTCAACGAGGTAGGAGTATCGTTGATGAAGTCCATGCCCTGCGGCTGCTGAACAGTGATAACCGGGCTGGCTGTACCTGTCTCCACCTTGTTCAGCGTAATCACCGCCTTGACGGGAGTCTGCAAGCCTGTTTCTGCATCGGTATATGTACCCGTAAACTCCACGTTGTAGCTGGTAGCCTTAGCCATATTCTGCTTAATCGTGAGCGCATAAGGAGCGGAAGGTGCTGATGTACCGCCAACTTCACTGATTGCTCTTCCGTTTACGAGCCACTTCGGGTTAGTTACACGACTGATAACACTGCTGGTAGTTCCAGCTACAAACACCTCGGGGGTAATCACCAGGTTGGGAGGAGTCGCCCAGTCAGGCGCATACGCCTTGGTATCTTTATTATACAACTGAGTCAACCCCGCATTGGTGGTTAACATACAATTCACCGCTACCGCGTCGTTTAGATCGACAATCGTAATCTGACCTCTTGCTGTTGCCATACGTTTAAGTTTTTAAGTTAATGAGTTTTTTAATTTATAGTTCAAGTCCGGAAAGTTCTACATCACACGAGAACACCGCACTCTTGTTAACATCATCTGCATCAATCGTGATGCTGCGCCCCACGTTTCGGTGGGTGGAGTTCCAAAGCGCATCATCCTCCGTGTTCGTCGAGGTGCGTGTCCACGAAAACCGGGACGGAGGTATCTTAGCTGTAATATCCAGATTATCCCGGTAAGCCGTAGCTGTGAGGAGTGTTTCCTGCACACCGCCCTGAAACAATACGCCCTTGCTGGACGTGATTGCCAGCATAACTGGAGAGCTGCCTTCCGTGCCGTCTGCACCCTTATCCACCTGCTTCAGCCAGTCGGCATTGCCTTCAGTCGGTTCGCTGTCTGTACCCTTTTCGTTGACACAGAGCCACAGGCATCCGTTATGCGATACGCGGTCGTAATAGTCATACTTGCCAGCCTGCCATGCGCCACGGTCGTTAGCCACACGGACAGGGGTGCCGTCGGGCTTCACCTGTGTCACTGTGCCTGTGAAATACACCGAGTTGATGTACATCGAATAGCCCTGCATATTCATGCCGTGTATGTTCAGGTTTGTCAGGTCACCCTGCTGGAGTGCGATATTCTTCTTGCCGATTTCCCAAGTGTTCTGCTTCCAGAGCATACGGGTATAGGTGCGCGTCTCATACACCGAACTCTGACGGCTCTCGTCTGTAAAATTGCCGTAACAGACAAAATGCATCTGCGGCTGAGGATGTACCGTGTAGCCCGGTCGGAGCGAGTAGGTAAAGGTCTTGTTATCCTTACCGCTCACCCCCGTAATGCGGAAGTAGGTCGTGGCAAACCCCTTCACGGCGAAATTGCCCTTGCTGTCGTCTTTATCAAGCATAGCGTCACGCTCATCGCCAAAGTGGTAGATGCCCAGGGAGATGTCATCTAATACGACCATTCCTAGTTCTCCATCCTCCAGCTTCAGCTGCACTGTTCCAGTAGAGAGTAGTTCGCCTTCAGGTGACCTGTCTGGCTGACAAGATTCAATAATGCCCATGCCCGGACTGCGCCACTTGATGCCGGCAACTGCTTCTACACGATTATATCGCAGTTCTGGCACTTCGAGCCACTCCCACAAGCGCAAGCCCCGCATTTCTCCGTTGCCATCCTTATCTATCTTCGCACCAAATCCAGTGAGTCCGGAGGCAAAGCCATCCTTGCCGAAAACCGCACCAGCGAGAAAAGAAGTAAGGAACTCAGTCTGGTCTTCCTTATCCTTGCGCAAAAACATGCTGCGTGCCTTATCGGTAAGGTCATTAGCGATATCCGCATAGCCGGCTTTGATTTTTTGTCCGTGTACAGTGAGATAGCCTTCGAGGAAATGGAGTGCTTCCAGCAGTTCGTAATTAGAGTGATGATGGCCGATGCCTCCGGAAGAACCGTCGCCCGAATCGATGATGTATTTCAACACGTAACGAAGAATCTCGCCGATGGTGGTAGTAGCCCACGTTTCAGAATACGGATTCTGAACCGGGAAAAGAACCCCCTCAGAAAGGCTCTGCGCAGGAAATTCAACTAACCGAGGGGGTATAGTAAAAGACTCCAAATCGGGGATTTGGATATTTAATACGGGAGGTAGTTCCTCGGTGCGCTGCAGGTTCAGATAAGGCTTTGCGTCAGCATACTTGTAGGTAAACTGGTATGAGCTGGGCAATTCCTGCTGCACATACGAGGTACGGTCTTCTGTCACAATGATCCGGCGGAGATAGTTTCCGAGGAAAAGGTACTTTTGCTGTGACGGAAGGAAGTCAAGCATCCATTTGCGCTCCTGAGGAGTGAGATAGCCTGTGTTTTGGGTATACTCACGGCTGGTATCGACACGATATTCAGAGGTTTCATCTTCGAAATCGGCCAGCTGATGCTCGTGGTTTGCCTCCAGACTCTGGTCGCCATAGGCACGGAACGTGTCAAAGCCGCCCAAAGAGTTTTCAAAAACCACCCACTGCTCGTTCTCGCTTCTGGATGAACTTGCCACATAACGCTGTATGTAGCTCAAGCGCACTCCTTCAGGAGTTTCAAACCAGACATCATAGAAAGCAGGGAGTTTGCTTGAGAAGGCCTTAGCGATAACAGCATATCCGACAGGGATGGTATAGGCTTTCCCCGCAACGATAGAGAGTAGCTGAACTGTCTGCTCTTCGTAGGTTCCGTCAGGGAGCGGGAAGTAAGCCTTTACCTTTACCACAGATGCAACCGTGCTGTACATGGTCAGCATTTCCGGCAGGCTATAAGTGACCTGCTTGGTCTGCGGCTGCCAGGTGAGCCAGTTATGCGAGAGGAAGTTTTGAGCCGATGTAGCCAACCGGTCTACACCGCCCTTCACTACCGTAAACTTGACCTGCTGACCGGCAATGACAGCGGTAAATTCTTTAGCGAGAGCTGTCTGCTCGTACGGGCTTGATTCGTCCCGGAAAACCGATTTCAGGTTCGCCTCGATGATGTCTTTCACATCGATTTCAATCTGCTTGTTCTTGCCAGGCGAATAGTTTGCAATATAGATTGTGTCGGAGCCTTGTTTCAGCGTAAAGGCGATGTCATCGGGCGAAGAAATCACGAACTTGGCCAGATTGCCGGAGAGGCTGAGCGCTTCGGGTTGTTGTAATATCGTCATAGGTTCTTTATTTGTATCAAAGATACAGAGATAAAAAGGCGTTAGAAAGGACACTATACAGGCACTACTTCCAGCCAGGAGGTGGTTATAATAGGGCTTCCCATGCTGATACCCGCAGATTTGGTTTCAAAGAAGCGTTTGCCAATGTCGGCTGCACGCGGTCGCGGCGGGTAGAGATTGGCAAACTTAGCGTCCTTGTAAGGGAGCTGCTCATATTCAGGGTAAGTGATGTTGGTATATTCTACCTTCTGTATCCACTTCACATTGGTAGGAAGAGGGGGAAGTATTTGCTGAATATCCTTAGCGAGGCTTTGAGGGGCATAGAGCTTCAAGGTGCGAAGTTTCACTTCAGAGAGTTGACTTCCAGCACCTATAACATACGTCAGCGAATCGAGCAGGAAGTTCTCACCTCTTAGATGAAACTTGGCCAACGGAGAGAGGGTAACCTTATCCTTATCGGTGAGGAGGAGGGTCCCGCTACAAGTATGCAGGGAGTTTCGTAGCAGCTCATCGTATTTGCGATAAAATTTTTCAAAGATTCCGTTTGCTCCATTATAGACCAACGAGTAGTCGCCAATCTTTACGTAAGCTCCGGCCAGCCAGTTGGTGCAGCCATAATTGGTAACGGTACCGCCCACATATTTCCCATCGCGGAAGACGAAAGCCAGCATGGGGTGCATACTTGTTTTTTTTTCATCCTTTTCTGATGAGGAGGATTTGTCGTCTTCAGATGGCTGGCTTGGTTTCAGAGAGGAGTTCAGGTATTGTTCCTCTCCGATATATAAGAAAAAACCGTGATCGACGGGCAAACATTCTTTGATTTCCACCTTTTCTGTTTCCAGATTTCCTCCTTCATAATAGTTCTGTGAGGAATCGGCAACTACTTCTTCGAACTCATAGGGGAAAGCGGTGTTCATGACAAAACCTTGCCGGACAAAGTGTCCCTTCTTTTCATCAAAATAAGCAGAAGGGTATCTTGATGCAATGACTGCAAGTGAATCGAACGATTTTTCTTCGCTGATGGTGTAAGCCGGCTGAAGGATGATTTGCTTGTAGGCTTCCGGATATTCTATTTTCAGTTTACCGGACAGGCGGTCGGAGAGGTCGGTAACCTGCCGGGCATCGATGATGTCGTTCATCAACACGACATCGACGGTACGGTTTACCTCGTCGGGGAGAAATTCACAGAGAAATTTCTTGCGGAAAAGGTCGAGCATTTCCTTGCAGGTGATAGGTGGAATCAGCTGGGCAAGGCGGATGGTTCCGGTAACGATGGCATCTGCCACATTGTTAATGAAAACCATATTGGTAAACTGTTCGGTGCGTGTGAAGAAATTGTCGTTAAGGGTATAGCCGAAATGTTTGAACAGACGCTTCAGTACATAGTTTGCCTTCAGAAAGGGTGTGAGGTAACACCCGATGGGGAGCGAAATAACTTTCCCGTCGACAGTTTCTGTCTGCGGTTCTTCTGCCTTCAGCTTGTCCGTATCAGGATAATAGACATTGAGCCATCGTAATTCGTTGTCCCCTTCAGGTATCTCGACCTGAAAGGCTGCAAAGTCGGGGTGCGGTGTGCGGAACAGACCCTTCATGAAGTTGAGCGCTTCAGCCACCGTGGTTACTCCAGGGACGGTATCTTCACCAAACACATCGGTCATGTTGGTATCTCCGAGCCGGCTGTAAAAAGAACCGTCATTCAGATAGAATGAGGTTTCAATTTTTTCACCGGGGGACACGCTCAAGATAGCCTGACGGCAATGCGAGAAGAAGTTACCTGCACTGATGGATGCCTCGATCATCTTGACCTTGTTTCGGCGGTAGGTAACATGCGGATGCTCCAGCACCTGACGGTTATGGCTGCTGTCGGGCAAGCTGACGGGCACGGACTGCTCGCCGTAGTCGTGGAAGAAGGGGTTGGTACGCTCGATGTTGAGCTTTGTGCCGGGGAAGAGCTGATACTGCTTCCCCGATTCTGTATTCGTTATATTCATTTTGATCCGATTTTTCGTGAACGATTCTGTAATTCCTGTGCTTTGTTTACTTCAGAGAGCAAGGTGTAGGCGTGTACCCCATCTCGCTGTATCGTGTTGAGCAGCGCATATAGTGCCTGCATGGTGCGGTTCAGCTGCTCCGTATCGGCAGAGGGGACCGGCATGGAGGCCTGCGGTGCAACACTTCCTCCCTCTGCCTTGCCGCGCAAGGTGACGGCTGAAAGGTACCGGGAGAGGTCGAGGGTGCGGATGGTTCCAGCCTGCTGTGCCTGGTCGATAACGGACAGGATGGGGGCAACGGTGGGATTCATGACGGCTGCATTGCTTGCCACCCATTCGCGTGACATCCCTGCAGGTCCTTCTCCTACGATGACCGTCGGGCGATTGATGAAACCTCTTGCCGATGGGCGGTAGGCTGCATGAAACGGCTTGCCGTCTTGCTGACGGGTGACATCGATGTAACCTCCCTCTGCCTTACCAGGTACACGGGTGTAGTTGTTCGAGGATCCGGAAGATGCGTTTTTATTTTTGTGAAGCATTCCGCTCAGCTGTTGTTTTGCTGTTGCAACTGCAGCCGCAATCAATCCGGTAAGAATTGCTGCAGTTACAGCACCGGCCGCTCCTCCTGTCAAAGCTGATTGTGGCGTAGACGCAGCTTCAGTAGTTGCTTTAGCCGTAGTGGCAACACCTGTTGCAGTAACTTGCGTTATCTGTGACTGGATAAAAGCCGCCAAGACATCCAAAAGAACATTGATAGTAGCCTCGCCGAATTCTTCAAGACGCCCTTCCTGGTCACTGAACAAAGAGCCCAGCATAGATCCAATCTGCGAACCGTAGCTTTTATAATCTTCTACCTGTTCAGTCAAGGATTGCTTTGTTTTTTCTCTGAGTTTCGTTAATTCTTCACCACGTATTTTCATTTCTTCCTGCGCGCTGGCTTCATTCTCCTCCATGGCTTGCTGGTTCTTTGTCTTCCTGTCTTCGGTCACCGCATCTTCCAGCTCTTTTTTTCTTGCATAGTAATCTTCTAAAGCCTTGATGCGAATATCCAGAATCTGTTGCTCGATTCTTTGTCTTTCACTAAGCTCCAATCCAAGAATTTTCAATTTCTCTTGCAAATCCTGCAAAGCTAGAGCATCCATCGCCTCATTAAATGCTTTTTGAGATTTCAGCTGCTCATCTTGCCCAGAGAGGTATCTTTTCTTCAGTTCAATCTGCTGTTGGGTGTAGAGTTCGTTCTGCCGTTCGATAGCTTTCTTGACTCTATTTCCCTGCTCTTTAATATGCAGGTCGGATGAAGCTGCTTCAACAAAACGGCTGTTCCGGATTTCTTCTGCGATCTGGAGGTACTCGCTGCCTGCATTCTTTTCGTCTGCAATCCACGCGTCGAGCTGCTGCTTGTTCATCGCGTTAAACTCCTGACGTTTTTTAAGCGTTTCCGTGTTATGGGTTACCATGTCTTCCAGCGTTTCCCCTTGCAGTTGCTTCAGCTGTGCATCTACCCCACGCAACTGCTGCAGGAGTTCTTGCTGCTGCTGGCGGAACGCTGCCTGTTCTTTTGTTGATGCCCGGCGGAAGTTCATGGCCTCATTGGTGCTTCGTCCGCCGTTATAAACCGCTATAGATTTAGCTTGCCCCTCTTCGTCAGTGCCATAGAGGCGCTTGGATAGTTCCTCCTGCTTAGCGAGCATGCTGAGTTTCTCTTCCAGCGTTTTCTTGTCTTTCTGGGCCTGCTCAATTCGGCTTCTATTCATGTATGCAAGACGATCCTTTTCTGTCTGAATCCATTCACGGGCATAGTCGGTACTGATGGATATGGCCTGTCCGTATTGGTTGAAGCCTGTAATGGCAGCAGGCATGATTTGAGAGATGCGAGCAATGAGTGTATTCATTTCTTCTTGTTCCTGCGCACTGAGGTTGGTTTTTGTCTTCAGCTCATCGTATCGGTCGAGGAGGGGTACAAGGTCATTTTGCAGGGAAACAACCTTATCCATCTGAGTATCGAATTTCTCCGCATTCGTATCCAAACTGCTTGAAAGAGTTCCCATCAGGTCGCCCAAACGTCCCATGAACGACTTGATAGCAGGCTCCAGTTTCTTGCCAATCTTGTTATAGATGTTGTCGAGCTGGTCGCCAAGATTCGACTCCAGACCGCCGAGTTCCTTCATCTGTGTAGCCATGCTGCCCTGCACGCCCTGCAGCTTGCCGAGCGAGAGGATGTAGTTCTTTACGGCTTGATCGGTGTTCTGCACCTCGGTAGTTACTCCCTTGAAGGTGTATGCGGTGGTCTCGCCGTTTTTCTTCGCTGTGATACCGAACTCCTTGAGACGCTCGTTCTCGCCGGTCATGGCATCGAGCAGCGCTTCGATAAACTGATCGATGTCTTTTCCCTGACTGGTGGCAATGTCGCCCATGGCGGTGAGCTCGGAAGTGGTGGGCTTCAGTCCGCGGTTTACGAGTTTGATGTAAGCTTCTGTCCATTCGGCCACGCTGGCAGGGGTATCGGATGCCAGCTGCTGAAGGGTCTGCATGACTGCCGATGCTTCCTTTCCGGAACCGGTGGCGTTTTTCAGCACCGCTTCGTAGCGGGCAAACTCCTTGCGTGTGGAATAGGCGCTGGCTCCCACACTTTTCAAATAGGAGAGCAACTGCACGGCAACGAACCCCTTGGCTGCAGTTTTGGCAAGGTTCATGGTTTTCTCGAAACCGGACAGTTCCTTGCGGGCATAGGCCCCGGTGTTGCGCAGTTCACGCATACGGTCGTTCACGCGGTTCAGTTCTTCTTCGAGGCGGGCGTATTCTTCGGGATGGGAGGCTTTGGCGGTGTGGTCGAGCTGGTGGCGCAGGTCTTTCGCTTTTGCCTTGAGCTGCGCCATGGTCAAGCCGGTTACATCGAGCTTCTTTTCGAGCTCGCCTACCATTTTCTTGTTTTTGCTGATGGCTTCGGTGGTAGCCTTCACCTCCGCTTCAAGGTTGCGGTAATACTCGGTATCTTTCTTGCCTTGCGCTTCGAGTGAGCGCATGATGTTTCGCCGCTCCTGATTGGTGCGGTTCAGCTGCTTGGTTTCCTTCATCAGCTTGTGGATTTCCTGCTGGGCAGCCGATGATTCAACCGAGAGGATAAACTTAATTTCGTCTTCTGATAATTTCTTTGCCATAATGGTGGGGAAGTTTAAATGGGGTCATAGAGGTGATCCAGGTTAATATCGCTGTTCTGTTCCAGCTGCTGCGCAAGCGAGCGGCGCAGATCCTGCGTGAGTCCGTAGCGGAGGGTGGGTTCAGTTTCTCCGTAGAGTACTCCCCAGATTACGCGGTTGTAGATGGACAGGTCGGCACGGAGCGCACTGTCACGGCGTCTGTAATGGATGTCGAGGAAACGCGTGTAGGCAAGCACGGGCATGTAATATGTCTGCATGCTGGAGCCTTCAACGGAGAAAGGCATGGTAAGGAGAGAGCTGCGGAGATGTCCGGTTACGACATTCAGGTTCCGGCGAACCACGTCGGTCTGGATGGTTCGGATTTTGCGGAATCCGGCTGTGACGACGTGATGGATGAAGGTGCGGTTAATCATCTGATCTGTTATCATAATTTCCTTTTTCGGCTAAGATAACGACCAAAAAAAGAAAGGCAAAGGACAGGATTCATACCTGCACTTTGCCTTTCTCTTTATATCTGATAAGGTTTTACTATTACTTTTCGATAATACCAAAAAGCCGTTTTTCTTTCTTTGATATGGTTGGAGCATCAACGAGACATTGCATGATGTATTTCATGTCTTTCTCTAAAATCTTTCCACAATATCCACCGGTCAATATTTTGCTTTTAGGAATCCTCCATAATTTACTGCAATCCAACCAACTCTGATAATTTAAGATGTCTGGATAATCAGCCTGCTTTAAGGGGTACTGGCAATTTTCCAAATAGTCGTTAGCAAAGTTTGCTTTCGAGTTAATAAGCAATGACCCTACTATATAATCATCTGGGAGCTCACCGATAATGGTAATAAACTTTGCCCTTGATTTGTATCCTCCGCTTACCGTAAGCCCGTCTGTTGAATCTAAAGAAACATAAACGATTGCACCCTTATCTACCTGTTCGGGTTTTATTTTTGGAAATACCCGTTTCTTTTTTACGAACTTCTGTTTTAACTGATCAGCCAACCCCTCTTTCATCCTCTGCAAAAATCATCCATCATTTGATTTTGCCTGATGTAGTTAAGCATCTGTTTTGTTGCTCCACCTGCACGGGCAATGTTTACCAGTGAAATATAATTGTCTCTTGCGTCATTTTTGGCACGTTCGTTGGCTATCTGCCATGCTTCGTCATGCGAAAGTTCTGAAAGCTGGTCAGGCGTTTTTCCTGCTGTCTCCTTAATCACTTCGTTCAATACATCTATTTCTGCCTGAGCAAGTTCATCCATGTCGGGAGTATCATTTGCCGAAACATATTTTATTTTCTTTGAGACTTCATTTATTTTGAATGAAGAATCAAATTCTCTTATTTCAGTACTCTCGTTTTCAAGGTTTCCCAGAGCGGAGGAAAGCGACTTGTAAGTAAAAGAAGGTACAGGACCACGCTTGGCTGCTCTGAAGGAATCATTAAAAATGGTTCTTCCGTATCTTACTAAGAATAGCTGTTGTGCAAAATACATTTTCTTGAACAAAGTGATATAGTCTAATGTTCCACCAGACTTTTCCAAGATATAAAGCACAACGGCTTTTATCTTATCTATTTCATAACTTGTTTTCATCACATTGTTTGTCTCCTTTCATGGCACAAAGATGAGTATTATTTTTAGACTAAACAAACAACAAACAATTTTTTAAGAAAAAAAAGGAGGAAACACGTATCACTACGGATTTCCCCCAAGCTTGTTTAAAGTATCTAAAGTATAGAACAAAAAAAACTATTTTCGTTTCAGCATCCAGCGGAAGTCGCACCCGATGGTTCCGGTGCGTGGCTGATAGCGGAAGCCGGCATCTCGGAGCGCGTCATAGACATCGTTGACCGTGAGCTCCGTGCCCGGATCGATTTTCTGAACCGCTTCAAAAACTTCCTGCGTGGTGAACCAGTGGGTGGCTTCACTCTCGGAAAGAGCCGGGGCGTAGACTGACATCAGCGCTGCGATGTAGTCGTTATCTTTCATGCGTCGTTCCTTTTTACTCATACACATAGTCGGGATGTATTTTTAGTTCTTCAATCAGTTTTTTTACGCCTCTCAGATTCTGCATAAGGCAAAGACGGGTGGTAGGGTCGGGGTCGGCATTCGGGTCGATTACGAGGTCTTCTATCTCATCGATGCTGTCGAGAAACGATTCGAGCGTACTGTTGTTTTCTTCCTGCATACTGCGCAGCATATCTATTGCCTGGTCGGTAAATAATACTCCGTTAATATTCATAATCTTCATGTTTTTAAGTTAATAATCAATGATTACAGCGTGCGCATCTGCTGATATGTTCTCTTAGAGATATACAAAGATAAGGCAAAGAGCGCAAAACAGAAGAGACAGATTAAGGGGTTTATTTCTGCCGTGAGGCAAAGGAGCGTGAAGCTGAAGACGTTGTTACCCATGCTGAGCACGAATTTACGGCTGACGGGTTCTTCAAGTATTTCACTGAAGGTTTTAGACTCGGCTGAAAGCCATTGGTTAAGTGCACATAAGAGGGAGTGCTGTTTGGCAGGAACTTGGGGTTCCAGTACAAATGATTGTTTCATAAATGTTTTGTTTTGGCTTTAAGGCAAGTTTATCTATGCAGAAACGGCTGCCTATTTCCCGGTTCGCCAAAACAAAACATTTCATGTACTCAAGAGCCATAAAACGCGGGAAAAGACAGCCGTATAAGTTTAGACCAAGAAGGCGAAACTTCTACAAAAATCTTTGCTATGTATGTAAAGAGGGCATAAAAAAAGCCCAAATTTTATTTGAGCATCTAAACCGTGCTCCTGGTACATGATTACATGTTTTGTTTTGGCATTGGCAAAGGTGCAATGTTTTTTTGAGATATGCAAGGAAAATGGGAGAAAAAAAGAACGGCTGCCTGTTTCCCGTGTCGCCAAACACAATCATCTTATGATCCCTAAAGAGCCATAAAACGCGGGAAAAGACAGCCGTAAAGAGTTGTATTACAAGTTACTTCTTGATGGCCATGCCTGTAATAATGATGTCATCGTAAAAAGCTTTCACAAGGTCATTATATTTACGCTGGCTTGTTATGTGAATATTAATCACACCATTAGCGTCAAGTTCTGACAGAGTCTTCTTCAATTCTTCGTATGCCTGACTCAGATTCGGAGCTTCATAATAGTAGTAAGAAGAGGAGTTAACATAATAATCAGCCTTCGAATCGTCTTTGACTTTTTCTTTTCTTAGCCATCCGCCTTTAGATGAAACGAAGATGCTTCCTTTTGCATCATACGGAAAACTAACTGAAGGCGACTCTGTAATATAATATCCTGCCTCTGTGAGAGGACGGAAGTCGATGAAAAAAGATTCGGTGTATGGGGCTGGAGGACGAACACCGCATGAGCCCAAGAAAAGACACGGAAATAAAAAAATTAAAATTTTCTTCATTTTGTATGTTAATTGGTTTGATGGGACAAAGTTACGAAAAAACTTCATTCAGTATTATTTTAAGACTAAAAAGAAGAGTATAAAGAAACGCCGAGGCGTTCGGTGGGAAACATCAAGGTGTTCCGGATGAAACGCTTCGGCGTGTAGGTTAATTAGCGGAATCGTTTTCTGACAATCCATAAAAGGAGGATGGCAATCAAAGCCAAAAGAGCAACATCAGCAAAGGCGAGCTTCAGTTGCTGCCAGCGTGAAAGCTGCTTCTCTACCGGATAAGGGACGGATAGCGTATCGGTGACCGACCGGAACACCGTATCGGTGAGGTATCGGTCGCGGTACAGATAGCGGTTGCGGTAAACTATACGGGTGTCGCCCCGCTCAATAACAAAGATGCTGTCGCGGTGGTAGATGCTGTCACGATGGCTTTTAATCACTAACAGACTGTCATGACGCACCGTTTCTACCGGGACATACTGGATGCTCCGGCAGGACATTAATCCCGCCAGAAGCATTACAAAGAAGTAAAGAGGGAGTTTCATAGCAAGTCCCATCCGGCACGCACATCTGCCATCTGTGCGCCGATTCCGTTTTCCACTTCGCTGATAGCTGCCGCAAAGGCACACATGGTGTCACGGTCGTTCACATCGGGAATGTAGGTAGTAGGTACCTGCATTTTCTGACAGACGGCTGTGATGTATGCCGCAGTGTTGTTTTCTGTACGCGGTGCCCATCGGCTGATGAAGTCGGTGATGGTCTGGCATCCATGTTTCCGGCGGTAGTTCTGCAGCAGCTTGATCAAGGCACGGTATCCGTGCGCCATGTCTTCGAATTCTTCGAAGGAGTTGTCTTGCTTTTTCCATGCTGGAACTTCACCCTGCCAGTCGGTCGCATCCGAGTTGCGGATATTGCCGGGGTTGCAGTTCCGGAGTCCACGGGGCTTTGTCATAGCTTACCTCCTTTCTGAATCAGGTTCTTGTCGCTCCATGCCTTTGCATTCCATCCTACGAGGATGCCGGCGATGAATGCACCGCTGCTGACAACGCTCGCCCAGAAAGGTACGTAGTGATAATACGCCAGGAGGCCGACAATCACGACCACAAAGATGACTAAGAGAATCAGTTTCTGTTTCATTTTCGTAAGTTTTAAAGGGTTAATAATTATTTATCGAGGCGGTGATAAAAATCGAGTTTGATTTTATCATACACCATCATCACGTTGGTATAGGCACGGCCGTTGTTTGGTCCGGCATCGCTGTATATCTCGCCTTCAATCACCTCGGCTACCCAGGAAATCCATTCGCGGTTGGTATAGGTGCTGAGACGCTTTCCACGGAAGGTGAAGTTGTCCATCTTGGAGTTCCGGTCCTCGAAGAGGTTGGTCAGGAGGGTCCGGATTTTCAGGCGGGTTGCTTCCTTGTCAATGATGTGATTTTCTTCGCGTACACGCTTGATGAGCCGGCACACCCGTTCTACGGAGAGGTCGAAGAAGGCATTCGAGATGGACTTGATGCGAAGACGGGTTTCGGGTACCAGCCCTTCGGCAATCTCCGACATGATCTGCGAATTGTCGCTGGCCGTGGAAGACACTTTTTCAAGTTTTTCAGAAAATTCAGTCATTACGCGCTCGATGAGCGTCTTATAGCTCCGCATATTCCAGATCATGACTCCGGCAGAGAAGATAAGGAAGAAAGCGGCAATCATTACTAATATACCAAAGTCGCTGATGCCTTGTGCCACTTTGGTGACTTGTTCTATCTCGTTCATTTTTTTAAGGGTTTTGATTTATCAGGGGTTTTACATTCAGCCAGTCGGAGGCAGCAGCGGTGAACTTCATGGTCCATCCAAGCGACTGCAGTTCGGGAGAGACGAACGGCACCATGGTCTGCCGTTCCGTGATGAGTTTCAGCCACGAGCGGGTGCGAGCATCATGTATCATCTGTGCCCGGATGCGGTTCAGATGTGAGAGCATGCGTTCGCTCCAGATAGCGACTTCCACCATATCGGCAGAGTCGGGAACCTTGGTAGCCACGGTGATGGCACGGCTATGCGTATCGGCAATAGATCCGTAGCGGTCTTGGCTGCTTTCTATCTCGCCGAAGTCGCAGAACAGGTAGGTTCCGGTGAGGGCATCGACTCTTTTCTTCACATCTTCAAAGCGCTGCCCGAACACAAACGCATCGATTTCGGGAATGAGAGGAGCAGGCAGGTCTTGTATGTCTGAGAGCAGCCGGGCATATTCCGGCAGCCGGGAACGTCCGTTCAGGAACATATCTGTCACTCCCTTCCGGGAGGGAAACTGTGCGAAATATTTCAAATATTCAAGTATCATACGATGTCTGTTATAATGTGGATAGGCAGTCCGGTCTGTTCGGCAATATCAGCTGCATTCAGCTTAGCTGCATGCAGGCTCCGCACCGATTCAATGATCTTCTTGCGGAGGATGGACAGATAAGGTATCACGGGAGTCTGAGAGACCTCATGCAGATTGCCGTATCCCTCAGTACTGAGATTATACAAGGCTTCTTGTGCTCCGGTACTGATAGAGGCGGTTTTCTGCACCCGGGCTGCAGTAAGGAGGCTGAATTCGGTCTTGGTAAACAGATAGTTGACAAAAGCCTTAAAATTGTAGCGGATGGCTTGCAGGGTCTTTTTATCGACCTGCTTGAAGCGTTCCGCAAGTTCATGACTCTTGTGAGAGTGATATGGCAGCGGGGCATAGAGGATGGCTGCCAGCAGGGGCAGCTGGTCGTCGGTGCAGTCTGCCAGTTCACGGGCTTCGATGAACTGCTGGGCGGTTAGCGTACAGGTCAGCATGCCGAAGCTTGTGTCTATCTTGTAGCCTTCGAAGTACTGTTTATTGCCATCGATGTCAAGCAATACTCCAGGGATGAACTGGTGGCAGAAACACATATCAGCCACATAGTGATAGTCAAACTTGGAAAGATAACGGGCAATGGATAAACCGGTCAGACGGTCGGGGGCAACCCTTTTGCACAGGCGGTAAGTATATTCATCAAGTCCGGCAAGGGCTTCGTCTTGATTGGGGTAAGCAAGCAGGAAGGGGAATGTTATCTGTTCTGCCAGGCAGACCACGTTTGCCATGGCATCGGTATCTTCAATGCGGGCCAGTTCCCACCCCATGTGGCGGCATACGTACCGTATTTTGACGGTTCCGGGTGCAAGTTTGCCTACCGACATGAGGTAGATGTCGTTTACCAGCTCAACGAACTGATACTCATTGAGTGCATTCCAGCTGTTCGGAATCTTATAGAGTGAGCCTTTCAGCATAAATTCAATCTGTTGTTTCATGGCATGAAGTATATTTTGTCTTTCGGCTGATTGAAAGAGGTTTGTGTAACGATGTCGGTCTGTTGCTTGCCGGAAAGAATCAGGTCAATGCTTGACAATGATTCCTTAGCCTCGGAAAAGAGTTCTTCGGCAAGTGAAAGCATCCTTTCCTGCTCTTGTGTTCCATAACGGTTTACTTTAGCATCTTCGAACAAGTTCCGGATTGTGGGAGGAAATTCAAGGATGTCGAAACGGCGCAGCGAAGTGGCAACCACCATCTTGGCAAGCACGCGGTCGAGTTTGCGCAACGTCTGCGCATCGTCTTCCTGCACCCGGCTGTAATAGCTGCCTACATAGTCGTCGATGACTTCCTGCTGGATGGAGATGCAGCGAAAGAAATACAGATACGACTGGTCTATGGGGTAAGCCCGGTCGAAGGCTGCCACAGTCTTCAGGCGCAGCTGGCTCATCCGTTTGTAGGCTTCGGTCTGATGCCACCCCTCGTCAGAGTCAAGTAGCTGGAGCAACGTATCCATCGCGTTGAAGAAGTTGTCTCGGTAGGCACGTCGCATCTGCTCCTGTTCCGACTTGTAGACGTCCACATCCGATTTGCGGAGGGAAATCACGTTGAAGACAAGCTGCTTGGCAAGGGTCAGGTTGGCGACAGCACATCGCAGCGCGTCTTTCTTCTCATCGTCGGATGCAAGGATCCGTTCGTAGATGGGACGGGAAATCATCGAGCAGACCTGCTTCACGGCGCTAAGCCCGCTGGAAGCAAGGTCGTAAAAGTTGATGTTCGATTCCGTGTAAGGGGAATATTCGCGGAACTGTGCTACATCGGTATATAATTCGGCAAGTACATTCATGATTGCTGCTGGTTTAATCGGTTAGATGGGGATAAGTCTTCCTGGCGTGCCGGAACCTCACGGTAAAAGCCGATGCGGTATCCTTGCGCGTAGAGCTCGGGGAAGTTGATGCGGACAGCCTGGTTAAAAGGTTCGCATACAATTTCGTCTTCCGGAGCCAGCTGCATAAGGTATATCAGGTAGTTATAGTAAGCATCGGAGCCCGACTTGCTGATGACTCCATCCTTACTCACTGAAGAGATGCTGCTGTCGAGCCCTACGGAAGAAAGGAGCACTTCATCGGCACGCTTGTCATAAGAGATGATGGCATCGATGTATTCCTTATACTTGAGGTCAACTGTCTCGATGCGCCAGCGGGCTTCCTCTCCGCTGGAATCCTTGAAGCTGAAGGTGGCGTAAGCCTTGCCTTGATTGCTCGCTCCGGAGAGATATTCCGACAGCTTGTTCAGCTCGTACTTGATGTATTGAATCAAGGTAGACTCCTTGTAGTCAGTGCCGATTTCGATTCCGTTATAGAGCAGGAGAGCTTCTCCTTTCGACTGCCGTTCTTTATTCTCGTTGCAGAGGTTGGTTATCTGTTTTTGCTTCGATACCACCCAAGCGTTCGGGATGACAATATGAATCTTGGCGGCAAGGCTGTTCCGGAGGAAGCTGTTGATGTATATTGCATTCTCGTTAGAGCCCTGGATGTATTCTTTCGTTCCTTCGTGCGTTTCATTCTCGCCGTAGTAGCTGTTGACTGACTTTTCGCGGTGGTGGCTGATAGCAGCAAAGCGGTAACGTGCAAGATCATGCAGGCGGAAATGAGGATAGACACGGAAACTGTTGCTGAGTCCGTTAACGAACTTACCTACTGCCACATGGCTGAAGTCTTTGTAGTAGACCATATCGTAGGCTACATCCTTCTTGGTCGTTGCCAGCCGGCAATCCTTGTTTTCCATCGCCTCCAGCCCTGCGACGGGGAGCGCACCGCTGACGATGCCTTTCCCGGCAGAAAAGCGCCATTTAACGAAGAAATCGCGGAAGTAATAATAGTTCTTGATGTTCTGTTTGGCAAAGGCACGATAATCTTGTTCTATGCCGTTCTTGTCCCAGCTTTCAAGCCAGTTCTGAATCAGCGGAACTTCTTCCCAGTTGCGTCTTACCTTTCCGTCTACCAGGCTAAGACGGTAACAAGCGGGTCCCATGCCGTAGAGCATATTGACCTGCTTGGTGATGAGTCTCGGCAGCAGGCGGTTATGTTTGATGTCGCTTGCCACCTCTTCGCACTTCATGTTGTCCCATCCTCGTGCAGCAAGGTTATATCCTTTAACGGTCATCCATCTGACTGTCCCTTCTGTTACGACGGGAGTCAGTGTTGACCGGTTGCGCTGCAGGGCATCCATGGGGCTGCCATCGCCCAGCTGGAAGGAGATGACTTCGCTGTCATTGACATACAGTCCCAAGCAGCCTTGCAACTCAATCTGTTCTTTTTTACTATGATTCATGATAACCAATCAATTTTATGCAGTTTATAATCATCTTGAGGGAATCCCATGTAGCGGATAAGGATGGAGTAGCACATACGCGGTTCTCCATCACCGTCAGTAAAGAGGAAGAAATTGTCGCTGTCTTCACTGAATCGTTCCTCCGGCAGCTGAGTGCGCCATCTGCATCGCTCCTTTACAACCAGTGTCGTGCCGGCTTCATTGCGCTGCAGACTGCAGGGGTAGAAGGCGATGGTAAAGTATCCGTCTGGCAGACGGGATATCTCACGTGCAAGCTGCATGGCATGGGTGCCTGGCAGTATGAGTTCATTATCTATATTTCCCTTTTCCATGATACGAATTTAGTTTTCTTTTCCCCTAGTAGAAAGGACGAATCATATTTCCCGAGAATGCAGATATGTGCTGTGCACATCGCAATCTCAGCGGGACGTGGAAGGGTTTAAGACTTGAAAAACGGAGCCGTCAAACCGAATTCGGGCAGAAGGCTGATAACAAGTTACGTAAATATTTTTCTCATGTCAAACAGGGCTTATATGTCTGTGGAATGAGGATATATCCTTGTTGTACAGAGAATTTATAGGCTAAAATTATCCATTAAGTTATCAGGAAGGCTTGATAATTCATTCATGGCTGCATCAGAGTAGAGCCCGTAAAGCAGGTAAATCATGGCAGACGGAAGCTGCGTGGTAAGTCCGGCTTGACGGTGAAGCGGAATCTTCTTCTCACTGCTCTTGTCGAGTTCAATACGGCCGTTGCTGGTGAGCCGTGGCGATAGCGGAATGGAACTGCATAAATTGGGACATTCGTTTTCATCAATAAGTACTTCGGGCAAGGCATTGCTCTTGCCTCCGAACAGCAGAGCCATGAGCTTAAACTGCTGCCAGTGGTAGATGGTGGCAAGCCCCTCGTTCATCAGCTGCACGGAGAAGCCGTAAGACTCCAGTTCCCGCTTGAGTGCACAGCTATCGGTGGTGAGTTGTTCCAGTTCTTCACGGCGTTTGTTCCCGGCGCGGTCTGGATACAGTACGATTCGCTTGTTCCGGCTGTCAGATCCGAAGAACTCCCATACCTGACGCGCCAGTTCGGGCTGCTCATCGGGGAAAAAGGCATAAAATTCTTTGATGATGCGGAACTCGCGGCCGCATTTTCTTTTCTGCCCCACGATCAGGCTGGAGAAGTGACCGGGGTCATATCCGATGTATAGTTCATCGTTCTTGTTGTAATACTTCAGATAACGTGCTGTGATGCGGAAATGGTCTTTCAAATCCAGCTTCATGATGGCATCATAGATGTAGCCGTCGCCGAACTGGTGCTGCTCTTTGTCGTAGTGGATGAAAAACTTGTTGACTACGGATTTATGGCGGACAGCACAGATGGCCGTCAGGAATTCATCCGTGTCGAGCGTATCGAACTGTGTTTTGAAAAATTTCGGGCCGAGAATGTCTTTGTTCACAAAAGAGCTGGCGCGGATGTACAAGGTAGCATTCCGGCGCATGTCGGCCAGACGGGCAGACCATTTGGCAATGGTTCGGTCACACTTCTGCAGTTCGAGACGTATCTTCTCAAGCGTGACGATATTGGTGGTGTTCTTCTGCGCATTGAGCAGTTCCATGCGCAGATAGGCAGCCTTGTTGACGTGGAGAGCTACCGTTGCAATTTCGGAGAGCAGCTGGCGGTTGTTGTTATCCTCGTATCGCTCGAACCAGTCATCTTCGTTCAGATCGACGCGGGCTGTATCCGACACACCGGTCCATCCCTGATAATAGGGTGAGCGCCGGATTTCAGCGGAGGATCCGCGGAGTGACGGGAACAGACGTGTCTTCAGCTTCTCACCGTCGTTATGCTTCATTTCCTCCACGAAGGCATGCACACCGGAACGACCTGCCACAGAGTCGGGCTGGTCGGAGGATACGAGCTGAATGTGATGCCCGTTACGGAACAGGATGCTGTGCTTCGGGTATGAGATGGGGTAGCGCGGGCGGCGGAAATGGTTGGGAATCTTGGCATCTCCGGCAATGTAGTCAATACCATACTCCAGCACACAGCGGGTACGGCCGTTGATGGTTATCTGGCGCGAGAAGGCTGCCTGAATGTTCGGCCAGATATTTGTCAGCAGGGCTACATACGTGCGGTGTGCCAGGAAGGAGAGTTCGGCAGGCATGGAATCGGCTACACGGATGATGCGGTTCACGGTTACCTCGGTGGTCTTACCCGAGGCACGTGCAGCTTCCACGATGAGAATGTTAGGGTCAATGAGATTGGCCATCACCTGCATGGAGTTCATGTATACGCGCTCCAGCTCAAGGGAGAATTCTTCCTGCGTTAGATCGTTATCCTGCATATTATTCTTCGTTAATGAGTTCTGCATCTTGAATGTCTGCATCGCGCAGCAGACGTTTCTTCTCGTTTTTCTCGATCGGGAGCGAATCAATCAGCTGAATGTAAAAGCCTTCATTATGCTTGCGGGCAATTTCCTTCAGAGATTTGTTTTCCAGTCCCATATCTTCCGGACGGACGCACGGGTCAATCAGGAAGGTAATGCCCAGGTTGCTGGCAGCTTCGGCAATCTGAGCAGCACGGGTGCGGTGTTCGCTCGCTTTTTCGATGCACATGGCCATCGTCTTCAGGTCGCCCTTGGCGGCACAGAGCTGCGCAATGCTTTCGAACTTATCGGCATAATGGCTTTCCCAAACTTTCTCCGAAACCGTATTGTCAACATTGAAGTAATTAATAGCCTGATAGATTCTTTCCTTGCAGGTGCGGACATCGAGTGCAATCTTCTGTTCGGCATTGATGCGAAGGCGCAATTTCTTCGAGGCACGGGTGATGTTCGGCTCATACTCATAGATTTCGGCAGCCCATTGGATCTGCTTGAGAAAGAGCTGCACATCATCGGGGATACCGGCGCATTTCCCGCTGCTGAGAAAAGCGGAAATAAGGTCGGGGTGTATTTTATCAAGTCGTTCAAGTACGGTCATATTCCAAATAGTTCTTTGCGAAGATCCTTAAAGTATCGTTCATTCTTACGCTCCTCCAGCAGTTCGATGGCCGCCGTATCACCGTTTTCAGCCTGGCGGACTAATTCAGCATCGATATTCATTTCGCCTGAGGCAAATCCGCTTTCATAGGCTTCATATAATTCGTCTCCGGGGATGGAGAGGCGCACCAGCAGTACCTTTGTTTCCTTTCGTGGCAAGCCGAGCAACACTGCCACCCGCTCCCGGCTATAACCCAATATGGCAAGGGTACGCACCCGTTCTACGTATTCGGGCGCAATAGCCAAGACGGCAGGCAGTATGTTGTCAGTTTTTTTCATTTAGAATTTCTTTAAAAATTGATTCGCGTTCGAGGTGCTTTTTCAGCAGTTCCTTATCCTTCTTTCGCCGCGCTTCGCGATCCGGATTGCGGAGATAGCCTTCGTATCTGCGGATGGAGTCAAGGCAGTTTCGATGCTTACGCAGAAATGCCTGCGGGTCTGTGGCAAGCAGTTTGGTAAGTTCGGCGCGTTCGCTCTTATGTGCCACCAACGGATGGCGGAAGCAGAACGCGCCGGCATCATTGTATGACTGAAGTTCTTTAAAAGCCTGAAGGTTCCGGATACGGAGACGAACCATCTGAATAATATCGGCTGAAGAAATTTTCTTCTGGTCCATGCGCTCGGAAATCTGCTTCATCTGTTTCCATGTGATGACACGGTCGTTATAGAGGAGTGTGGCGGTCTGTACATCTTCCTGCTCCAGCTTATCCCACTCTATGTTCGGATATTCTTCATGCTTCTGTTTCTTCCTTACTGGTCTTTTTTTTTCTCGGCTTCCAGTTCTTCTTCCGCTTGAGTGGCACGTTCTTCGGCTTCATCCGCACGCTCCTCAGCTTCCTGAAGGGCCTCTTTTGTCTCTTCCAGTTCATTGTTTTTTTCTTCGAGTTCTTCCTGAAGTGTTTCGTTCTCACTCTTCAGCTCTTTGATTTCCGGTTTGTCTTCTTTGGTTTCTTTGGCCTCCGGTGTCGTATCCGGTTGTCGATGCTGGCTGATTTCTTCCGGTGAAGCGAAGTCGAGGAGCATGTATAGAATCTTATTTGCAAACAGTTCCGGATGGCGAATCCAACTGCTGTCAAGCCGTTTGGCGGGAGCCAACTGCCGCAGTAGCTCAAGATCTTTAGGAGCCGATTCTGGATTAATCAGGCTGTTGTAATGAGCGATTTTATCGTTTAAGGAATACTTCATATAATACTTCTATTAAAGTGTGGGATAGCAAGTTATGCTATCCCACTTTAGAATAAAACAACAAAATTAAACGGTTTGTATGCGAGAACCAGTGACCTCGATAAGCGTGTTGGTATCTAATACGCGGAAGGTAATTCGGCTACCGGCACGTGCGGTCCAGGTTTTGGCATCCTCGAGGATGAATACGGTATTCTCTGCAATGGTAGAAGCGTGTTCGACTCCGGCACCTACGAGGGTGATGAAGCGTCCCTTGTCATTAGCAGCTAAGCCGGAAACAGTGGCAATGGCTTTGGCTGTAGTTCCTTCGGGGATGGTATACAGATCCTGCCCTGCTGAGATTTTCAGGTCGGTAGCATCCTTGGCATTTTCCTTTGCCGGTGCTCGGACAATGGCTCCGGTATACTTGTAATACTGGTCGATGCTGGTGCGCTGGAACGTGAAGGTTACGTAACGTCCGTCGGCATCGTTTTTGTTTTCGAAAGTCTGGAGAATCATCGGGCGGTCATACGAACCGAGAATCATCCACTGTGTTTGCTCAATCTCTTTAAAGAGGATGATGAACTTACCTCCGGCATACTGTTCGATAAACGACAGCAGCTTATCGCGCTGTCCGCCCATCACGGCAACGAACTGGTTGGTACCCGAGGTGGTAATGTCGCCTTTCTCACCGTTGCCCACGTAAGTAGGGATGGTATGACAAGCGAAATACTTCATGTATTCGCCGTTTCTCATCGGGATGAGACCTACTTCACGGTTGGCATTCGGTGCAGGGAACTGCTTCGAGTTGTCAACCTGATCTACGCTGATGAGGTAAATCTGATAGGCAATGTTAGAGCCGTGTGTGTCACGGTCGGATACATCGTCCATGTCGCCAATGGCCATCATACCCGTTGCCGCCAGGCTGAAGCCGGCAGTCATTGCATCGCCGTCAAGGTAACAGCTAATCAAGAGGACTGCCGCAACAATTATGGGGCACAGAACGAAACGTATATTGAGGATTGAGCGGAAAGAATATCAAACCTATTGATATACAAAATGTTATGCAAAATATGAGTGGATGGCTCTGCAAAACGAAACGTTTAC